AGAGCCGGTATTTGGGTAATATTACTGGTAGATTGAAGAACTTGCCTCACTGTCTTTAATCGAGATATTCCGGATCTTTTAGAGAGGCTTCCCAATGAAATCAACGGTCTGTAGTCTTTAGCCCCGGTGGGAGCCCTGGCCAGACCGTTAATTGCCCAAATTTTCAAGCTTGCAGAGGGTTTTCAGTATGGCTCAAGATACCACCTACCCATCTGTCTTAAGACGGAGAGATATGAACCGTAAAGTACGGGTCTTCTTCCGCAAGCTCGTCCAATGCGGGGCTGTCTATCAAGCTCGCCAGTACTCGAAGCTCGGAACCAACACTCTTAAGAAGCTTCGGTTAGAGCCTGGCTTTGAGCAGAAGATCCAAGAACATCTGGACAAGTATACAGAGAAGCTAGAGTTGGAGGCAGATCGGCGCGGAGTTAAGGGGGTGGCCGAACCAGTCTTCTATGAGGGTGTAGTCGTCGGGTACAAGCAGAAGTACAGCGATGGGCTACTCCAGTTTAGGCTCAGCGCCCTTAAGCCTGAGAAGTATCGGCCTAAGGCTGGTGATGTTAATGTGTCCGCGGGAGGTAACGTGGTGTTGTACCTGCCGGATAACGGGCGTGACGATGCTGCGCAGCCGGGGTCGGATTAGTCTGGTAGGGAACGCCCGGCCCTCGTCTGGTCCGGCCCCACGGAGAACAAGAGAGTTGACGAACGGCGCTACCGTTGTGTATTGTGTGTGTATTGTTGAATGACAATGCTTGCTAGGCAACAGCTAAGGAGGTCTACATGGAAAAGATCTCGACTCCATAGTCTTAATAAGAAGTCGCCGGCCGAGAGAAACGCTCATTCACACCTCATGCTACCGGAAGGGGGTGATCAGCTCTATGTTTACGGGCACAGCCATATACTAGGTTCGGTGAAACATCGTACGGGACAGCAAAGGTTCGACTCCAATGCCCCCCAGGGGAGAAGATGTCTTTAGCTTAATTGTTGCGCGATCTGGCCGGGATATCTTCTCCCCACTTATTCTTTTGTGACTTTAAGCTGTTGACGACGAAGCCGAGCATGAGTGCTCAGCCTCCCTGTAAACTTACCAGGTGATCAGTCTTAAAACGCTGGTCCCCTGGTATTTTTTCGCCTATCCCTAAAACTCTCTTTGGTCCAGCTCCACTGGGGGCCTGTCTGGCTGGTCCAGCCGCAGGGGCCTGGCCGGTCCAGAGTCGAGGGAAAAAGGGACGCCCGGTTAAGGGCGTCAGTTTAGGGGAGGATAGAGATCGCGGGTTAGGTGATGGCAGGAACTTCAGCAGCGGCAGCCGCGGTGGACTTCTTCTTCGCCGTCACGGTTTTGATTTTGACACCCAGGGCGACGAGGGCGCGGGTGTGGTCTTTGGAACCCACGTTGAAAATCCAGGGGTCATTTTTTTCGTGGTCGGCCCCGAAGGCGGCACGGAGTTTGCGACGGGAAGCTTTGGGCTCGAGCTTGTTTTCGGAAATGATGGTTGAGAGCTTGATAGTTTTCATAACGTACCTCATCAGTTGGTTTAATTCATCATAACAAGTATATATTACGACGATCCACAAGATGGTGTCAACCCCGAAATCAGACGGTAGGCAAAATAAATCTGGATCTGGTCGGACCCCTGGGGGCCTCGTTGGCATGTGGATTGCACGATGGCCCTATCTGGCGCGGCCGCAGCGATTGCCTATAAGGAAAGGCGGTTTCCCGCCCACCCTATCAGATGGTTTCGGAATATGGCTTTTTGTAGGACGCCGGGTAGTTTGTCGCGTAGCGGACGCAGCGGGAAAGGAAGTCGTTTATGGCTTCGTCATATTTGTCCCCCGTGAAGTAGTGGCCCCAGTAGTAGCCGCCGTCGTTGTTGGTCTGATGAGTGGCGAACTCACCATTCTCGGGGTTACGTCGAAGGACGATCTTCCCGGCTTTGGTAGCACGGTCACGCGGAAGCGGGAACGTGGCTAATGTTTCAGTCATCGGCATCGGTGCTCTCCAGTTCGGCATCGAGGATATCATCCGCCATACTACGGTATTGGCGAGCGAGACGGGTATTACCGGCTAGGTCCGCATAGAAGGCGAGACCATAGAGTGTTTCAGCTCTTGCGTTCATCTTTGGTACCTCATCATTCATTATGGTGTATTATCGCACGATCTACTGCCGGTGTACAACTCTCCTGATCACCAGTGTGGTTAGTTCCCTGGTGTAGACGTGGTAAGGCCGCACCCCTGGTGATGTACCGTATATGCGGGAGAGCCGCCATACAGTGGCTGACAGTGGTATGGTGGCATGGTGGTGGTGTGCGGCGCGGCCGCGGCGGCCCCCTTAGTAGTGGGCACGGTGGCACGGTATATGCATGAGAGGGCGCGTGCCCTAGGCTGGACACGCGCAGGCTGAGGTCAGTACGAGCGGATAGCGCGTCGGTGTGCCCGTCGTTTACGAGCGCGTCGTGTGCGCGACGGACGACTGCGTTGGTACAGCACAGTGACGTATGTCAGTACGCCCGCGGCTGCGGCAACGAGGATGAGTAAAATACATCCTTCGATGAAGATCCATGCGACGTCGTGCGATGTCATTTGGCGTTCTCCTCGTTCGCGTGTGCGCGTGTGCATCAAATGACACACACGCGCGACACAGGCGATTTATGACGATGACAGGCGCGTTGCGTATTTTGTCGCGTCGATTTTCAAAATCTCGCATACGAATTTGAATGAGGGGGAATTCACGACAAATTCCCAACGGTCATTTTTTTCATGGGTCGAGGCGAATTTCGCGCGCAATTTACGACGCACGTTTTTTTGATTTGCGGTGCCCAAACCGTTTTCCTTGAGGATCGTTTGAAGGGAGATCGTTTTGTTCGTTGTCATGATCGCGTTCCTTTTTGTGTGTGTTGACGATTACGAATTGTCGCATGAATACACGCGATTGTCACGGGTGACCTTCATCATTTCGTCATTTAATTTGATCCCCCTCCCCTGACATGTATGCATGTAATATACACGTAATTCGACGCTTTCGATATCTATACACGTATGGTCGACTTCTCCATCACAGCGGGGGGTTCCGAGTATATGGGAGGTTTTCCAAACCATGAGAGGGTTCGGAGAGACAGAGGTCTTTTCAAGCCCACTGCGGAGGTCTCTCTCTATGACCAAGACTCACGCTATCGTCCTCCTTAACAACATGCCTGTCCCGGATGTAGTGGAGGTAGTTCCCCACAGCCATATCATCCAGTTCCAGCGGGACAAGCAGGGTCAGCTTTCACACCGTAAGAAGAAGATCACGGGCGACTACACTGTCTTCTTGCCCCCTAAATATAAATTGGGGGATCAGGTAGTCTTCCAGGGTAAGCCAGCTGCCTTTATCCGCACCGCAGGCCTTGGGCAAGTAGAGCTCCAGACAGACGATGGCAGTTTCTTCGCCTACGTCCACACTCTTACTCCGGCGGTACCTAGCAATGGGTAGACCAGTCACGATCACACTGCGACCAACACGCTGGCAGCGATGGGCAGTGGGGGCATCGCCCGATGCCTCACCACCTGCAGACATATGCACCAGCATATAGCGCAGGAACATCCCGATGGGTGTGGCATTGCTTGTGTTGCTATGATCGCGGGGCTGACGTACCCACAAGCTCATCACCTCTACCGGGAAGTTACTTATCTCCACCCGCGGAAGAACAGAACTAAGACCCACGACCTCATTCGGTTACTACGATGCGCTATACCGGGTGTCCACGTTAGTCCAGGCCTAGTGAGGTTTGCGGATCAGCGGTTTGGTATTCTGAAGGAGATAACTGCAAAGAAGAATTGTTGGCATTGGGTCCTCTGGGCGAATGGTGAGGTCTTCGACCCAGGTGACCTAGACAGACGTCTGCTGACGGGCAAGTTCAGCAGCATCCTCGAGGTACGCCTGTGTAAGACACACCTCCAGGGCAGAGATATGGAGCAGTGGCGATGAGAGGGCAAGCAATACCCGATGGTGAATTCCGGGCTCATGATGGGCCACAGGAAGCTTTCCTGGCTACCTGGGCAGACATCGCTATCTATGGTGGGCAAGCTGGTGGCGGTAAGACATACGCGCTACTGATGGAGTGCATCCGTCATAAAGATAATGGCGGCTTCGGTGCGGTGATCTTCCGCAGGACCATGCCGCAGGTGAGACGTGAGGGTGGCCTATGGGATGAGTCGATGGGTATGTACCCGAAGTTTGGTTCTCGTCAGCGAGAGTCTCTGTTTGAGCATATCTTCCCATCAGGCATGAAGGTCACTCTGTCTGCAATGGAGCATGAGGATAGCCGTTATGACTGGGATGGTTCGCAGATACCGCTCATCTGTTTTGACCAGCTCGAGCATTTTACACGGACGCAGTTCTTCTACATGCTCTCGCGCAACCGCTCGGTCTGTGGTGTTAAGCCTTACATTCGTGCTACTGCTAATCCTGATCCTGATTGTTTTCTGGCTGAACTCCTTGAGTGGTGGATTGACCAAGAGACCGGGTATCCCCTCGAAGAACGGTCAGGTGTTGTTAGGTTCTTCATCCAGCTTGGTGATGACATCATGTGGGGCGACACGGCCGAAGAACTTATCGAGGACTATTGCACGGGCGACCCAGAGATCGACCCAATACCGCTAAGCTTCACGTTCATTAAATCGGCTCTGTCTGATAATCCAACACTGATGAAGAAAGATCCACTATACCGTGCGAAGCTAAGAGCATTGCCGCGGATCGAGCGTGAGCGGCTTGAGAAAGGTAACTGGAAGGTACGCCCGGCAGCTGGCGATTACTTCACCCGTGATACTGCCACCATAGTCGATCACTGTCCGGTGCTGAAGAAACGTATCCGATGGTGGGATCTCGCTGGCACCGAAGCTCGTAAGAAGCAACGGAGTAACCGTCGGGCTGGGCGCATGACTAAGTCAGGGCCGGATTGGACAGTCGGGATTTTGATAGGGTTGACAGAAGATGATAAAGTTGTTATTGCCCATGCCGCACGTGGCCGTTGGGGCCCGGAGAAGGTTGAAGCGAAGATCTTTGATTATGCCCACCATATCGATGGCAAATCAATACCCATCGGGATATCACAAGACCCAGGGCAAGCAGGCAAGTCGCAGGCAGCTTCATTTATTCGTAGATTACATGGCTTCATTGTCAAGGCTAAGCGCGAGAGCGGCGATAAGGAAACTCGTGCGAAACCACTTAGTGCCCAATGGCTGGCTGGGAATGTCTTGGTAGTCCGTGGCAAATGGAATAGTGAGTTCTTCAATGTGATGGAGAACTTCCCTGAAGGTGCTTACGATGATGATGTAGATGCATCATCCGCAGGCTACAATGATCTTACTGGGGCCCGTCGGGCTGGTACGTGGGGCCGCAAAAGGACATCACGGCGCAGACAGAGTGCAATACGAGTAGGAGGTAGGCGTTGATGGCAAGGAACCCTAGGACAAAGGCGGTAGCGGTGAGGAAACCGAGGACAGCCGTTAAAGCCAACGTGGCCAAGCCCAAAGCCAATATTATGGCCAACGCAGTGAGTCAGATCAAGACTCTGACCTCGACGATCCTCTCACGGTCTCGACTGGCTAAGCAGTTTGGTTTCCAGTTTGGTACTGATCGAGACACCTACACAGTCCTTGGCTATAAACAGAACCCATCCGTCGAAGATTACTGGCAGGTCTATGTGCGAGGAGACATTGCAGGTCGGGTGGTCGATGCTTTCCCCAACGCCACATGGCAAGAGTCACCTACCATCACAGGTAGCAAGAAGTTCAACAAGGCTTTTGAGGAGTTCATCAAGCGCACTCAGCTGTGGCATTATAGTCACAGGGCCGACAAGATATCAGGCATCGGTGAGTATGGTATCCTGTTGATTGGTGCCGTTGGTGACCTTAAGACACCGCTACCTAGGGGCGGCAATCAGAATGGCGTCCTATATTTCTCGACCTATGACCAGTCTCGGGCGGCGATCTCAACTATCGAGACGAGTACCAGTGACCCACGGTTCGGGTTACCCCTCTTATACACATTGGACCTTGGCCCAGGCTTTACTTCAAAACCTGAGGTTCATTGGTCCCGAATTATCCATCTCGCCGAGTTGCTGACCACCAACGATGTATATGCCGAACCGCGCCTCCGTCGCGTGTTCAACCTGTTCTATGACCTGACCAAGGTTGTCGGCGGTTCTGCTGAGATGTTCTGGTTGACTGCCAACCGAGGCCTTCAGGCTGACATCGATAAAGATCTCGACCTTGATGATGATGATCTTTCGGACCTCAGCGATGAGCTCGATGAGTACGTCCATGGCCTTCGCAGGTGGGTTCGCACTAAGGGTGTGGATCTGAAGGTCCTCGAGAACCAGCCTGTTAACCCTGTCCCCACCTTCAAATCCATTATCAGCCTAATCGCTGGTGCCACTGGTATCCCCCAACGAATATTAATCGGTAGTGAAAGAGGCCAGTTGGCATCTCAGCAAGATGAAAAGAGCTGGAACCATCGAGTTACCGAGCGACGGACGAATTACGCGGAGCCCATGATCATTGATCCGCTTATCAAGCGACTTCAGGCTCATGGTTTCTTGCCGGCTGGCGATTACACGGTTACGTGGCCTGACCTGTTCGCTATCAGCAAGACCGAGAGATCTGAGATCAGTAAGAATGATGCTGCGGCCGCGAAGAGCATATCTGATCAGACTGGTGAAACCGTTATCACCTCACAGGAATTCCGCGAGAATTACCTTGGTCTAGAGGGCACTGTGCCCAATACTCGAGAGGAAGAGCCAGATGCCGACGAGATATCCGCAGACGATGCCAACGGTGAACCTACAGATGCCAACGGTGAACCTACAGACACTGACACCGAGGACTAACTCCACCTCTGATATTCGCTATGAACAGTACGAAGGTGTCGAGCACCTCGTTGTCCCTGTCGTAGCTCTAGTCGAAGGCGTCTATCGCTGTGCGACAGCCACCGAGGACGAGTTATATCTCGCTGATGAGTTCGCCAAGCATGCAGGCATGTGGGATGGCCGACCGGTGACCTTCAGGCATCCGATGGTGAATGGCGAGTATGTCCTTGCCGGTTCACCACCAGTGATGGAAGCCTTTAACATCGGCATTATCTTTAATGCCCGCATGGAAGAGCTGAAGTTAAAATGCGAAGCCTGGATTAACCTGGCCAAGGTTGCTATTCTTGAAGACAGCGACCTCGATACTGTCATTGAGAATATCAAAGCCGGAGTCGAGGTTGAAATCTCAACCGGCTATCTGAGCGACACAGTACCTTCGCCAGGCACCTTCAACGGGCAGAGGTATGCTATGGTTCAGAAGGATGTGAAACCCGATCACCTAGCCATCCTTGCTGTAGGAACGAAGGGCGCTTGTTCCTGGGAGGATGGCTGCGGAGCTCCTCGGTTAAATGGGGAGCCAGTAACCGACGAGGAGCCAATGACCTTGAAACTTGCTAAAGCTACTTTGGTCAACGAGGGCGAGAGCCTTTGGCGACTGCCTCCGGATGTGAGAGTTAATACTGTCTATCTCGACGCCGACGAGCTGCCCCCTGAGGGGTTTGTGGTCGAGTTGAAGAAGGACGGTACTTACCTTCGGCTCACCGATGCTTGTAAGGACTGCGAGATCACCGCCGACATCCAGCCGGATGAACCTTCGATGGCCAAGCGGGTGCTTAACAAGCTTTTCGCCAACGAGATCAGCGACTCCGACACCCGTCGGACGCTGGACATTGCCCTGGCCGAGGTTGGTCACCAATGGGCATGGATCCTTGCTGTCTTCAATGAATACTTCGTCTACGAAGACGATGGGTTCATCTGGCGGCGAGACTACACTATCGCAGAAGGCGGCGAGATCAACCTTGCGGATGACGTCCAGAAAGTTCGTCCCGTTACCACCTTTGTCCCCGTCACAGTTAATGAGGAGAACACCGATATGCCCAAGGTGAAAGCCCTTGCGACTGCGCTTATTGCCAATGCGCTGACCCGCTTCACCGAGGATAGTCGAACCTTCCTCGAGGCCCAGACCGAAGAAGATCTGGCGTTGCTCGAGCCAGTCGATGATCCCGCTGAAGAAACCCCAGCTGCTGAAACTCCTGCCGCCGAAACCCCGGCCGAAGAGTCGGGCGAAGAAACCCCGGCGACCGTCAACGAGTTCCTTGACAGCTGCCCGCCCGAGATCAGGACCGTTCTTGAAGATGGCCAACGGATGCTCGCCGAGAAGCGCGAGAGACTCACCGTCGCCATCAAGGCCCTGGCATCTTGTCCCTACGATGACAAAGAACTGGACGTCATGACCATTGAGGCCCTTGAGAAGCTGAGCAGCTTCGGACAGGTGCCGAACTACAGCGGTCGCGGCGAAGGTACCTCGACCACCGTCAACGCCGAAGCGCCTCAGGCTGCGCCCAAGGTGTTCCCCGCGCCGGCGGCAAGCTAAAGCCATCCGGTTCCCCTGACAGCCATCCCTATACGGAGGTATTTCTGATATGGCTATCAAGACAATTCTTGTTAAAGGTAACCTTCTTCGGAAGGAAGCCCTTGCCTCGGGTGCGATCACCCCTGGCATGCTGGTGCAGCTGACCAATGCGGCGAATAATACGGTTATCGTGCAGCAAACTGAGAAGATCCCCTGCGCGATGGCCTTTGCTGTGGAGGATGAGCTTCAAGGCGATGAGATCGGTACCGCCTATACGACCGCGACCACCGTCCAGTATGGTGTCGCCGAGAGAGGCTCCGAGATCTATGCCTTGCTGTCCACTGATGAGTCGGTGACCAAAGGTGACTATCTGGAAGCGAACGGTGACGGGACCTTCCAGGCCTACACCAATGGTATCAGGCTGGCCGTCGCCCTCGAGACCGTTGCCGCCGACGACTCGGTCAACGCTCGGATCCTCATCGAGGTTCTCTAGACCTCGGCAGAACCTCAAAGGAGGAACTACCAAATGCCCGATAATGTCTTTGTCGATACCGGTCTTTCATCCAATGGCGCTGGCGGCTACGTAGCCAATGGCCCCGTTGCACACCGGCTTCTTCAGAGCGGTTTCAACCCCTCCGTTCTTCGGACAAACGATGTCCTGCGAAAAGAAGAATGGATCCAGTTTGATACTGCCCTGATTACCGTTGCCCGTCAGCGTCTGGTTGCCGTCGGCGATCTCATGTCTCGCGGTTTGACCCTACCCGTTTCCAACGCACTCGGCACCACCATCGTCCAGTGGGAAAATGTCAGTGACATGGAAGCGGCCAATGTGGATATGAGCGGTGTGTCGCCTGGCCGTGAAGATCGGGTCGAGTACGAACTCGCTTCGGTCCCCCTGCCTATCGTTCACAAGGACTTCCGTATCAATATCCGCGCACTCTCAGCTTCCCGCCGCCTTGGCGAGACGCTTGACACGACCCAACTCGAACGTGCTACCAGGGTTGTGGCCGAGAAGAACGAGGATATGCTCATCAATGGGCATACCGCGATCAACTTCGGCGGTTCGACCATCTATGGCTATACCACGGCACCCCAGCGTACCACCGGTAACTTCGAAAGCACCGGCGGCGCCTGGAATGCGGCTGCCAAAACTGGTACTCAGATCCTCGCCGATGTCCTCTCCATGATCGATGACGCCCATGGTAAGAACATGTATGGTCCATATGTCTTGTATCTGTCCGCGGCCTACGAC